GCTTTCGCCAGTTCCTTTTCGGTGTTCCCAAAGTTCCGGCTCATTCCACCGAGATCGGTTTTCAGGTCGCCAGCAGTTCGGCCAAGTGCATCGGCTCGACGTCTGGCGTTTGCTTCATCCCGTGCCGCCTGTGCGCGGTCGTTCGCATTCCGCGTGATAATCTCAGTCAATTCGGAGTCCGCTTCCGCAATCGACTTCATCGCGTCTTCGTGCATTTCGACGGCTTCGTCCAGACCGGACAACCATGTGAATAGTTTTTTGATTGCCAGTCCGATTGCCGCCACCAGTGCGACTTTCCAGAAGAGTGGCAACGCTGCCAGTTTTGTCAACATTCCTTTTCCAGCTGCCCCAACGGACGCGAACGCACCGGCCATTCTCCCGGTCGATGCCGCCGCCACTGTTGCCGAACTGCCCGCCATCTTCGCGGTTGCTGCGAAGAAGCCAGTTGCTTTGGTTGCAGTCTGCGCCGCACCCGCCACACCAGAGGCACCCATTGAAGCCGACGTTGCGATTGATGCCGTTCGTAGCGTCGCCATCGTCGTGACCAACGAAACGAGCGTACGGGTCAAATTGACCGCCACAGAGTTCAGACCGAGAAGACCCGTCACCTTGAGCGCAATCAGTGCGGAAAGAAGCTGAGGATGATTCTTGAGATATTCGAAGATCGGCTTGATCCACTCCCATGCCAGCTTCGCCGATTCGCCCCATGTGCTGGCCAATTGCTGAAACCCTTTGATCATGTCCGGGATTCGCTGGATCAACCAACGAAACGTCTCCACCAGGAACTGAACGGCTTTCGGACCGAAGTCTTCGATTGCCTCGCTGACTTCCTTTAGCCCCATTCGCATGTCGTTATTCAGACGCTCGCCAATTTCAATCAGAACATCGCTGATTTGTGACAAGATCAGTTTCCAACGACCCCACAGTGAGTTCCGTTGGACTTCCGCAATCTCCTTGGCGATGCCACGCATGTTCGTCGTCTCAGCAGAGAATTGACGAATCCCTCCCATTCCCTGTTCCAGCAGTGCCAGCAATTGCGGTCCACCGAACCGCCCAAAGATGGCGAGAACATCAGACGCAGACATTGCGCTGTTCTCGATGTCCTCCAAAATGTCAATCATCGGACGCATCTGGCCATTAACCGTGGTGGTCATGACTCCGAAGTTTGCCAGCTTCTTCGTGGCCGCTGGCGTGGCACCCGCCAATTTCGCGAAGATGTTTCGCAACGAGTTACCAGCAATCGACCCTTGGAAACCTGCGTCTGACAATTTCGCAATCAGTGCGGTCGTGTCCTCAATAGAAACCCCGAACGCCTTTGAGACTGGCGCAACATGCTTGAGTGCTTCGCCAAGCTGCGTGATGTCGGTATTTGCTCGCGTGAACGTCGCCACTAATGAATCGTTGATTCTGCCAAGCTGCTTCGCCTCCAGTCCGAAGGCTCGCATTGTCTTGGCCGCCACATCCGCCGCTTGTGCAATTGAGATATTTCCCGCCGCCGCCAGTTCCAGCGATTTCGGAAGCGCACCAATGATCTCGTGAGTCTTCAAGCCCGCGAGTCCCATCACCTCGATTGCTTCCGCCGCTTGGCGTGCCGAGAAAATCGTTTCACGACCCATCCGCCGCGCCTCTTTCCAGAGGTTGCGGAACTGGTCGGTCATCTGGCCACCGACGATTGTGCGGGTCACGGCACCTGCTTGGAGCATTGTCTTTTCAAACGCTCCAAACTCCTTGGCAATCACGACGCCCATTCCCGCAGCTGCCAGCCCGATTCGGTTCATTGCCGAACCGATGGACGACGCGGTCATTGCCACATTGCGTCCGACTCCAGCGAACGCGGCTTTGAATCCTTTTGCCGCGCCAGTGACGCGACGCATTCCAGCTTCAAAGCCAGTGGTATTCGCCTTGACGTAAGCGACGATTTCTTTTGCAGTGGTAGCCATTTGAAACGGATCCTGTGCGCGACGATTTGCCACGCGGCTGGATTGTTTCCACTACCGCTTATGCCGATGCTTCAACTAATTCTTGGACTTCGAGACGCACGAGAACTGACCACCGTTTTTCCGGCAACACTCTGGATTGCGGCAGTGAGTTATCGACGAAGCGGACATTGTTGTAGACCGCACCGGAGGTGTGGGTATAGGTGAAGGTGTTGTTCGGTCCTTCCGCCACATCCTCGTAAAACGCATAGAGTGAATCCCGTTCCGCTGCTGTCAACTGGTCGAAGTTGATCGACCAGATATTCAGAGTTGCGGCATTCAGCTGGTAGGCACGCCGCGTCCCGTCCGCCGCCTGTTCAGAAATGAACCGTGGAAACGGGGTTACGTTTTGCTGACCATCACTTGACGGACCGATCACGCTGATAGCTGTCGAGCCGTCTCCGAATGTTGCTGTCGTTGCCATTTCTGATTGGTGCCCAATTGACTCTGGAGTTTACGTCTTCCATCCAAGAGTCGTATTGTGCCACAGCAAACTCTGCTGTCCAGCCTTTCTCCCTTAGCCACGAGAGGTGAACGGGGTGCTTTTGCAGATAGATTCCGCCGCCAAGTTTGATGTTTGAACCCAGCATTCGAAGCCGAGTCTCATCGTCAAAGTTCTCGTCCATTGCCACATCGCACTGGACTTCAAGAGTGTAAGACGCCATCCGCTTGATTTCCCCGAAGAAGTCCATCGCGTAGGATTTCTTCGAGTTCGGCAATAGTGCCACCCGCACAGCCCGGAATAACTCTTCTCCTTCTCGCCGCATTGCCCACTCATAGCGAGCATACACTTCGAGTGGAGTCAGTCCTTCGAGATAGCGGGGGTCGGTTCCGGTGACTCGCTGGATGAGTGATTCAAATTCGATCCACCATCCGGCTCGTAAACCTCTGACGCTTCCGGCGTCTCCTCGTTCGCTGAATCCGGCGTCGTGGAAGTCTCCGAGGTTTCCGCCGAACTGACTTGCGATTTGGCCGCCGTGAACTTGTCGATCAGACCCAGTTGCTTCATTGCCTGACCGACTGGCGAGTTTTTTTCCAGATCCAACAACTTCTGCAACGGGGTCTGTTCCAGTGCCTTTTCGTAAAGGATGCCGATGTCATCCACGTTGCACAGGTTCAACTCTTCCGGCGTTATGTCGCAGCAACCGAGGATGAACTCGTCTTGCACTTCGTCGATGATACCGACGAGCTGGTCGGCATTCAGAAAGAGTTGCTGTTCGATGTCGGCGTCTGGATTCTCACTCAGTATCGTTTGGAGTCGATCCGTCATCGTCTCCACGACCTTGCGTTTGATCTCCTTGTAAACCACCCATCGAATCGGTGTCACCGTCACCCTCGCGATGTCCGGTTTCGTCGTCGTTGCCTGACTCATTGAATCCTCCGTTTGGAATACGATTCATTCCCGGAGTTCGCAAAGCTGGCATCGAACCACGAAGGTGGCCGATGATCTGTTGCAGCGTGGCGTTGTCGCCATTCTGCAATGCGCGACGTGCGTCTGAATGATGAGGTTCAGGAAGACGCCCGCCGTTCTCCCGGAGAAGTGATCGGTATTCTTGTTTCAAATTGCTCATGTGAAACAGGATGCCAGAAACGGCGGGCGTGTCAAGTCCTATCCTGTGGCGGGTGCGTAGCGGGCTTCCCGTGCAGGACCGGCCAAGGATGTCACGCTTCGGGTGATCTTGTCGAATCCCGCCAGATTCAACAGCTGATTTCGCCGTCCGTCGAAGTGTCCAAACGAGAAACCTCGCGAGCAGTTGATTTTCCCTTCCCGGTCGATCACCTCGTAAGCGGTGCCGCCGATCACCGTGTACCAGTTCGCGAAGTCTTCCGGGATCTCCTTGCGTCCCTTGAAGCCGAGTTCGTAAACGACGGCATCCTTCGAATAGCAACCGATGGCGATTCCCTTCTTGCCGCCTCGCGACGTCAGCAGGCTTGCGAACGTCTGCGTGATTGATCCCTCGTCTGTCAACCAGACCGCTTCGACGCCGTGGCACAGCCCGCTCCGTGTCAGATATTCCATCGCTTCACCGACTGCGAATTCAATCCATTTCATCTTCCCGTGCTCTTCGAAAAAGATTTGCAGCTTGAAGCCAATCAGTGCTTTTTTCTGATTCTCACGAACGTGGATTCTTAGTGTCTCTCGCATTGTCTCGTCTCCTGATTGTGGTGGTAAAAAAACCCCGGACCGTCCGGGGAGGTGGCCAAACTTATCACGCCTCTGGCCAATTGGTGATCATAGTGCGTCGAACGCTCAGTCGAGCCATTCCGATTCGAAGTCGTTAAACTCCCGGATTCCGCCGAACGCTTCGTCATATCCCTTTAGGTAAACGATAGCCTTCGTGTAACAAGGATCGTTCGGCAACAGAACCAACCAAACGCCTTTAACTTCTGGGTCGGCTTGAGCCGTTGCCCCTTCCAAGTTGTGCGAACTCATTTCCTTGAGTGCTTCGATGGCACCCGCTGCCGTGTCGTCATAGGTTTTTTCATCGTCATCATCGTCGTCATCATCGTCGCCGCATTCCTGCATTCCCTCGCGGTCGTCCTCGTTCTCTTCCAGCCGTTCCACCATGTCGCCGATCTTTTCAGGGTTCAGCGTGGTGCCAGTTGTGAACTGTTGCAATGCTTCGATCAGTTGCGGGATGGTCGCTTCCCAAGATGCTCCTTCGAGGATTTCGATGATGTCTTGCTTCGTGAATGTGTCTTGCATTGTCTCTTCTCGTTGGTTGTGGTGTTGGTTGCCTCTCATGTCTTAACTGTATCACACTTATCGGATATGTCAAAGCCGATCTCTATAAAATTCTGAGATTTCCAGAAAATAATTCTGCGCATAAAAAAGCACCGACTGACAGGGGTGAGACTGCCAGCCGGTGCGGACGACGAGAGACAAGCATATTAACGGGGATTAGCTGGAACCGCCGTCGTAGATTGCACCCAGAAGTCGGCCATCGGTTTTCGTTTCATCAACGACCGCAGTATATCGGGTCGAGAAGATACGGTCCGATTCAGTATTAAACTGAACTTCAAACTCGCCAACGGGAATCGCCTTGTACACTTGCACGAATTTGGTTTGCAGACTGGTCGCGATAGGCACGACCTGCAAATCAACGTCCGTGTAAACATAACCTGCCGCCCGTCCGAATCCGATGTTCTCAGCTTCCGATTGGTCGCCGGGATCATAGATCGAATTCAGCACATCGATCACCCATTCCACGAATGGACAGGTCACCGTGACTTCGTCTCCCAAGTGGACGATTCCGATTGCGGAAGCTCCGTATTGGTCAACAGTCTGGACGCGGTTTTGCGCAGCAAGTGAAAACGTGATGCCGCCTTGAGTATGTGCCAAGTCCGCCGCGTCGATTTTCACGAGCGCAGGACCGGAGACCACATTGGCTGTATCCGGCACAGGATCACTTCCTTTCTCTTTTGGACGGCGGTTTCATCAGACAGGGACAACGTGGCCACGCCACTCAGTCACGATCTGAACCACCGACGTTTCGCCTTGCCTGACGCTTGGGAATCTCAGTAGGTCACTAGACCTTATCATGTTATCGCAACGATAGTTTGTCATTGCCAAACCAGCTGCGTTTGTTCGCGGGATGTCGAAGAGTGCATCCAATCTTTCAACGATCTGATCTCCGACAACTGCGTCTGTATGGAATATATCAATTTGAAGAGTGGGACGGAAGACCCCTGTGCCGCTATTCAAGTTGTCCTTGCCATCCGACACGAACCAAATTCTCAGGTAAGGATAGTCCGGTTCGCCTTTGGTCTGGTCCCGGAAAATTCTTTGCTCTGCCGTGCCACCCAACAGAGCGTCGAGTTGCGCGTCGGCAACCATCGTCGTTCTGAGGATTCTGAAAAGCTGGCGTCGCATGTGTCAATCTCCGAAAACATCCTACCAAGTTTCATCCAAAGTCAAGTGCCTCTGTGAACTTCTGCTGTATCCAATCCTCTTGAGAGTTCACCGCAGTGCGAAGCCAAGGCATTTGCTGGCCACTCCCGCCACGCTCCACGAGTGCTGGCCAACTCTTGATCGCTTCCGCGTCGGTGATCTCTGGACTCGTCCCGAGTGCCTTCACCGCACCGCCTGCAATCCACTTCGTGCCATACTCCAGATAAACTCCGTAAATGACATGAGTGCCGATTTCGCCCACCGCTTCCGATGGTCTCGTCGTCACGTTGATGTTGATCGAGTTCCGCAAAAACCCAGTGTCGACCGGCACCCGCCGCTTCGCCTCGCGCTGCAACTTGAACATGATCTCCCACAGGATCTTCTCGATTCGGACGGAGATTTCACGACGGAACAAATCGATCTGTTTTGTGAACGGATCAATGCCGCGAAGGTCCATCGTAATTGAGAAATCACCTCGTGCCATCGTCCGGTTTCTCCTCTGGAAGCAGCTGCGACAAAGCGTACTCCATTTTGTCGACCGCCTCTTGTGCCACTGGCGAGGTTGCCGCCAGATTTCGCATGATCTCTAACGCTTCCAGCAAACTGTCGATTGAGTCCTGATTCGTGATCCTGATTGTGAGTCCAAGCTGGTGCGATTTCGCCATTTCGTTATTCCGTCGTGAGGTAAGCCACCAAGAACTCTTCGAGTCCAGTCTGGTCAACCAGTGCCGCCACATAGAACACGGCACCGTCCGCCTCGTCCGTGATCATGTCCCGTTCCGCGTTGTCCGGCAATCCCGGTTTCAGGTCGACGCCGAATTCAAAGTAAGCCGTTGCCACGAATTCTATTTCACGACGGCCATCAGGAGAAGTGTACTTCCCGGCTTTCGTCTGGCGTGCGTACGGAACTTCGGTTGCCACATCGGAGAAGCTTTCGCGAACCACTCCGTCCGAATCAGGAGTCCGGTCACCAGTGCGTGCAATTGCGCATGTGCGAGTCAGAAGATGCCCAATCATGAAACCCTCCGGTATCTCGCCAGCTTGTGCCGTGCATCAGTGACGGCCGCGTTTGCGAAATAGGCGGGTGATGTCAGGATTGTGTACGAGTAATCGCCCAGCTGTTCCATTGACTTCACGAGTCCGGTTTTCCGCATCACTCGGAGTTGTGCCGCCAACTGATAGCAAGCCATCACGATGTCGGCTGGCACGGTCGTGTATCCCGCAACGTAGGTCGCCCGGATGTTCGCTTCACCGCGTGGCCAGATGGACCGGACTGCCAGAAGGATGCCGACGTTCTCTTCCACCTCGTCTTCTCGCTTCATGACAAAATCCGTGCCGTAAACTTGGACGGTGTCGTCGGTGAATGCTGCGTCGTTATTGACGCCACCCACCCGCTGATTTGTAATCCGAATCTCGGTCACGGAGGTGACGGGGTATTCCCGCAAATAGAAATATTCACGCCCGTTGCCATCATAGAGTTCTTCGGTGTATGTCGCTTGCTCGATGTCACGCCGCAAAAAAGATTTCACGCCTGCATCCACGCCAGCCACCACATCATCAAGGAAGTCATCTTCCGCCGTGGTGGTGATGCCAAGCCAGACTTTCAGATTCTCGCGAGTGATGAGTGCCACGATGTTTTCCTCTCGTCCAAAAAAACAAACGGCACGGCGTAACTGCCGTGCCGTTCGCCTCAACTGTGTCTGATTCCAACCACGAAGTCGGTTTCAGAAACGCTCTTTCTGCATCACGATAAGGCTCGTGATGGCCAAGGTCGGTGATGTCCCGCCAACAAAGACGGGAGTGATCGAGACCGCAGCATATCGAAGCGATCGGTTGTTCGCACGAACTGTGTAAACGGTATCGACCGCAGTAAGTTGGACAGTTTCGGTTCCGTCCACATCCTGCTTTCCTGTCCCGTTGCTGGCGGTAGCTTCAACCAGTTTTGCAGCGTGGTCGAAACTATCCGGCGTCCCGGTCGAGGATCCAGTCAGAATAATGGCGAACAGTTGGCCGATGGTTTCGGCACAATCGACGTAATCGCCGACGTCTTCCGCCGAACCCGAAATCGT